TAGAATCGTTAGGCAGATGGGATGAGTCTATATTAGCGGAGGATACGGACATAACTTTTCGTGTATATCTTGCAGGTTACAAGATTCGTTATGTTAATGAGGCAGAATGTTATGAGGAAGCAGTTGATAGCTGGCGGGCTTATTGGAAGCAGAGATATAGATGGGCTAAGGGACATATGCAGTGGTATTCTTTTCTGAAAAAAACCATTGTTTTGCGTTCTTCTTGTGCTAAAGGGTTATTTTCGTGCTGTGCGTTATGCTCTGCATGGTGTAGGGCATGGTTAAGTTGCGTTTCACGTTCGCCTGTCTGAATGGTCCGTGAGACGCATGCATGAGGTGCGTTAGCCCAACGGAGAGGATGAAAGGTGCCGTTGAAAAGTGCGATTGATGAGCGTTTACTCGAGCTTTTAGACAAGCCCATGGGAAGAATGGACCTTGTCAGAGAATTGAAAAGCTATCCGACAACGGTCCAATGTCGCCTAGATAAGCTGTGGCAAGAGGGCAAGGTTCTCAGGAGCCGAGAGAAGATCCACGCGAGCTTTGTCGATAGCAAACCCGGTGTAGGCCGGTATTGGAAGAAGCTCTCGACGTTTCTGTGGATTAGGGCAGATAGTAGGGCCATGACGCCCAGCGGAGTCATAACCATTGAAGTGCCGTACACACAGCGGTATACACTGGAGGAGTCCAAGAAGAAATACAACGTCGCCTTCATTCCCTTCAGCAAACCCGTAGTCGAAAACGTCAAGGAAGGATGGCTCAACCAGAAAGAAGTGCTGAAGTTTTTCAAGAACCGCGACATAGGAGCTGTCCCAAGTGAAGTCGCTCAAGCCTTCAACACACCTTTGAGCAGGGCAAGCCGAACTCTCGGGAAAATGCGAAAACAAGGCCTCCTCGAAAGACGCGGATACTGGAACCCAACACTAGCCAAAGAAACACCTTTTCAAGGACGCATCAAAGGATACGTCTACGGCTTACCTGGGACGGACCAAGCTAAGAAGAGAATCGAGCAGGGAGAAGGCCTGTATAGCCCGCATGCCAACGCAATACTCGTGGAGATCCGCAAGGACAGCAGCCTCAAACGATTCACATCCTACGGCAAGTTTGAAGAGGAGCTCGGGCAATACGAGACGCTGAAAGCCATCAAAATCTTAACGCAGATCTATCCTGGACTCGTGACCGCGACGATCGGCGGCCAAGGCTTCATCTACGACAAGCAATACTTCACCAGCGAAGACATCGATAAACAAGTCGCCTACTGGGAAAGACACGTCAGCATCAAGAAACGACTGACAGGAGCCATAGGAGCTTTCCACGAAGCCTTTTCACAGCACGCCATAGACTTAGCCCTGAAAGACATGGACATCAAAGTAACATTCTGGCGAAAAATCGGCAAAGGCAAGGAATCCTACAACATTAGACTAAGCAACGCGAAGGAGCTCGACCGAGTCCTCCAAATAGACTTCTACTATCGAGACAAACTCCTTTGGCGCCACTACTACCCAATAGAATGCAAATTCTACCGAGGCGGAGCCACACCTGAGCACCTGAAAGAGTTTATCGACAAGCTACGGTTCAGCACAGAGTTTGGCGAGCAAATCGCACTGCAAGAAGGAAACCAGAATCTACAAGTCCACGTCGTAAAGCAGAATGTTCACCCGATCTTGATTAGCCCGTACTTCAAAAAGGAAACGCACCAACAAGCCAAGAAATACCACGTGGAACTCCTACCAACGTGGTTGCTGGCCAAACTCGCAGGCGACACGATCGGAAAGAAGCTCGAAATGAGAAGACTTTTCGAGGACTACCTAAAGCAGGGCGGCAACATCGAAGCCTTCCTCACAGAAATCTTTAAGCGGAAAAAATAATATTAGCCCTACTGGAGCTGTGAGCTGCCGGAACAACTTTTTCAGGCCTAAACCCCTCGGAAAAGCCGGTGGCTCATCGCTCCTTTCCTGCCGACAATGGCTTAAATAGGACAGTGCCTAAGGTTATTTTAGGGGTTTAGGCAAATGCGAAAGCTAAAAACAGAAAATATGCCAAATTTGGCTTTGCGCGGCGACGAGAAATCGCCTACCTGTCAAATTCCGAAAGTTAAGAAAGGGGATATCTTCTACGCAAGTTGGGGCTGGGAGCAGACCAACATAGATTTCTGCATTGTCGAAGAAGTCTCGCCCACTGGCAAAACAGTCAAATGTAGAATGATGGGTGAAAAAGAAATTTACGAAGAAGGCATGCATCCCATGTCAGAATACGTAGTTCCCAGCGGACCTGACCCTAAAGGAGAACTTTTCAGGCTTCATGTCCGCACAACATCAAAGGGCGAGCCATGCCTAGTCGGAAAATATCCATATACCCAAGGTGATACACGCCGCGACTACTTTTGGAAATGGGACGGACATCCACTATACCAATCGCACTATGCCTAGAATAATAAGGCAATAATTACGTGATAACAATGCGACAACAAGCCCACGGCAAATTCTGGCCACACGTGCGGGCTATGATCTGGGAAAAGGCGCAGCAGCTCTTCCAAGAAGACCAGGCGCGGACCATGGGCTCTGATTTTAAAGGCATAACTGCAACTAGGAAGGAATTGCGCGAAGGCGGCTACTTTTATCAAGCAAAACTTATTGTTTTAAGAAATCTTTGGCTGCAAAAGAAGGGATTGCCTACAACAGACGAGGAAGAATTAATCAAGGAGTATAGTAATAATATTGAGCATGCTTTTCAAGGGACATCATATTAAAAAGATTATGGAGGGCAGGAAAACCCAAACGCGCCGGACCAGCCAGCGAAAATACAAGGTCGGCCGCTACTATGCCATCCGTGACCGCTGGTTTGGAAAACCACAAGGCCACATTATCATAACCCGCCGATTCCAACAAAAGCTCGGAGAAATAAGCCCAGAAGACGTAAAAAAAGAAGGATACAACAGCCTAGAAGACTTTCGTAAGGCATGGATAGAAATAAATGCGTCTTGGGACCCTGAGCAGATCGTCACGGTTTACGAGTTTGCATATGTTGAAAAGCCAAGTTCTCCCAGAAAAGGTAAGCCTTCACCTGAAGAAGAATCCCAACAACTTTGATGAGCTTAGCCATCCTAGGTATATCAGCATTTTCTACACCTTCAACATAATGTGCTTTTGTGCCGAAGGCTCTGTGACGGTTAACCGCAATTTCCTTGTGCAAACGTGGATGACTATTCCTTATGAAGGCTTCTTTCAACATGGCCATCTGTTTTGGGCTTAACTTTTCAAGTTTGCGACGTACATAGAACTCGCTACCCAAAAGCTTAGTATTAAACCCTAGCTGCTCAAGTACGTCGCAAATCTTTAAGGCTTCTTTTCCTGGAACCTGAAAGACCACACGCTGCATTCCTCCACGCTCGGCAAACGGATTATACTTCGCCATGACCGCAACCATTTCCACATAAGGCGTTCCTGCCAAGGGCAATGTTTCCTTAACAAGTTTGGCTCCTAGGCTTATGCTGCGGTATTTCGGATGTACCACGACACGACTAATAATGCTCAGCTTCTTATTCAACTCTTTAGGAGTCATCTTCGGCAGAACAAGATTACGACCCATGCAAGTCATCGGCGGATAATTATAAACAATCACACCACACAATTCATAGCCACGCCACAAGCCATAGATCTCACGAACCGCACCCAAATTTGGACTACGATAATGAAACTCTTCCAAACGACGCCAATCATCACGAATACCAGGCTCTATCCGCATTTCCTTGACAAGACTGCACTCTTTAGCAGCTTCATTCGGATAGTAGTTGACAGTTATTTCTTTGCCGAAGCGCTTGTGCACATGCACACTAGGTTTCAGATCCTCGAATAGGTCTAGGTGCGTAGTAGCCACAACAACAGCCTTACCCAAGCTCCTGGCAAACTTCTGCACATTAAAAGCTACAATCTTTGCAGTATCACGATCCAATGTAGCGCAAAACTCATCCATAACCCACCACTGCTTACCGCTTTCAATCATTTTGGCAATACGATAACGATATTTCTGGCCATCGCTCAACTGATCGTATGTACGTAGGAAAAGAAAGGCGTCATTCAATCCGACACGACTAAGGAACTCGAGGCCTTCCTCAACCGTTTTGCCAACCGTTTCAATTAACGGCTTACTACGAGCAACATGAACCCGAGCCATGTCAACCGCCTCGTCGCCCAGATCCTGCAGCAATGCTCGTAGTAACACGCTTTTGCCGCTGCCACTATCACCGGTGATCAGCACAACATCGTTAGGGCTTATCTTTAACTCAACATTATCCAAAATAACAAACCGGCGCTGCTGATCCAAACCTAACCCAAACGCTTCAGCAACCGCAACACTCCGAGGCGTGAGTTTAGCAGCAGTCTCATAGGCTATGTTAAACGTGAACTTGCCGGAACTCCTATCATAAACACGCCTAAATTTCTGGATTCGGAAGTACTCTCGGCGCCTTCTCAACGCTGGAATCTCCATAAATACTCTGCAAACCTAAGCTTAAAATCGCATTGCAGAAAAGACACATTCAACCCGTAGGGAGAGGTAAGTTAAAGTGAATTTGTTGGATCCGCAACCATTTCGATGCGCGTGCGCGCTTTTTGCCAGACTCCCACCGATGCGAGCAAGGCCGTTTGCCAAAACACACGCCTAGACACAAATGGGGTGCGCTATTCACTCAAGAGCTTTTGTTATTTTCTGAACATCATACGTGTTTTCTGAAGTCACTTCTCCTGTTTCAGCGTTTCGCTCAATCAAGAAGCATCTGAACTCTTCTTTCTCTTTTGCCTCATCTTCGGCATAGACACCCCGGTGCAGAGATTCCCACACATCCATGCTGTGGGTGGAAAGAAAGACTTGCAGGTTTTTCTCACGTGCGATTTCAACCAAGTACTTGATTAGCTTGCTTAGAGATCCAGAATGCTGGTGACTTTCAATCTCTTCAACACATAGAGCGGTATTCTCCAAAGTCATTGCAGTTCCCAATATCCCCACACAGCATCTCAACCCATCCCCAAAATCGCTGAAATATCTCAGCCGCCCACTTTCCTTGAAAACTAATCTCCTTGCAGTTGGATCTTCAGGGTGAGGAATGAACTCCCATTCTTTTCCTTTGCCATAAATATCGTCCAATATCTGTCCGAAACTTGCATCCGCGCCATCTATCTTGAGTCTTCCCAAGATTCTTTCAACCTCAGTCGTTTTTGATTTCATCGTGCAATCAATAAGCGACACGTGTGACACATATGAGGATAGTGTCTGTTTGGTTTTCTGATCCATCTGCATACGTTCAATCACGCGGCCTCCATGCGAGGTTACCGAAAAATTGCCCATGTAACTCGTTCCCCCCAACGCAATATTATCCGATGCTCCACCAGTCGATTGAAAGAAGTGGGAGAAGAAAGTATCTCTTGCAGGTCCTTCTGGCTTTATTTTCCAGCAAAGCTCAGTTGACCCAAAAAGGGCCCGTATAACTATTTCGGATTGCCTATTATATCCAAACCAGAGTTCACTGGCACCTGTAAACACATCAGTCCGGCGTGACATGACTAAAGAAAGCTGTGGTGGTTCATAAAACTCATGGCACAGATAGTAGATAACCTCCATGATCGTCGATTTCCCTGAGTCGTTTTTCCCAATTAGAAGATTGATTCTCGCCAAATCCTCAATGTTGAAAGACCCTATTCCCTTGAAGTTCTGGATGCTCAGTTTCGTAAGCATAAAATATTCTCCTGCCATCTCTACTAGTAATTCTACAGAAGACTTAAAATCTTTTCTTAATCAATCTAATCTTGAGATGTTATAAATAAATTCTCCGAATCGATTGTATGCGTGAGCCAAAAGTCCCGCTAGTTAACAAACCTCTCCAAAATTTTCTTAAGCCCCTAAGAGTTAACAGAACCAAAAATCGAAATTCTTAAAAACCGTAGGGGGTAGGCGCCCAAAAAACATAGGGTCTGACAAGATTTTAGCGGGCCCGCCGGGATTTGAACCCGGGACCGTAGGTGTGTACACACCTATCTTGTATCGCCAATGACCTTACGTTTAGCCAATTCTTTCCGAATCCGCTGCAACTTATTAGCCCTACGAGGTATGACCGCAAGGAAGGGTTCAGGTGCCATTTCAACCGTAGCATAAAGCGCTAAGCATGTAGCCCAAAAAACATCATCATGCTGATTTTCAGGATGATAGTAACGGTATGTGCCATCCTTTTTCAACTCGAATTTTTCCACGTTCAACTCAACCGAATAATTCAGTTTCTTGTTGGGCGAAACTTGGATATCTACATATGGATAGGCGTAGGAGCCGTTTAGCATACGTTGTTTTAGAAGGCTAGCCATTTCCTGCTTCCGAGGATGCGTGAATGTGACGCCTTCCACATTCTCGATGCCGCCGTTAATCATGTCTTCAACGATGTAGTTGCCCACGCCAGTTATGTCGCAGCGGATCTTTTCAAAGTGTTGCCAACGGTCAGCTAGCGTTTTAACGTAGCCGATGACACTAGCGTATTTTGTTTCTAAGGGCCACACTTTCACATGACGAAGCAGAAACTTGTCATCAACCTCTTCTGCGACCGCGAAAGCTGAATAGTCTTTTTCCTTGCCAAAGTCTAAGCCGCCGAAGAATCTACCATTATGAATACTCTCAGGATCCCAGAGCTCTAGGTCCGCTTTTTGACAATTTGTGATCAGGCTTAAGGGCAGCCAAACGGCTTCATCCTCAGCCCACTCAGCCTCCATTTCACGTTTCCAACGCCAAGGGTCATCCGAATACTCCTCTTTTAATTGTTCAGCTTTTCTATGCGTTAAGGGACCATTAGGTTCAAGAGCCTGCTGCCATGTCACATGACTCTTGGCAAAATGCTTGTATTGCGGTCTGTTAAAAATCTTCCAAAACATACTGTCCGTCGATCCAGGTGTGCTGCTGCAGATGAATTTTCCATGAGCCTTAGTTGCGAGCGTAAACACGATGGCATCATAAAGCTCCTGATCCATTGGAATGTAATTGTACTCATCAGCATAAACAATGTCGAGAGTGAAACCTCTTATCGTATCTGGGTTGCAGGGAAAAGCCTGAATAAGGCTTCCGGAACGAAGAGAAACCATAGTAGCCTGAGGCTTGCGATAAAGCCCCCGGGGCAACTTAGATAAGAAACCATTAATCTTGCGTATCGGAATTTTCGTTTGACGCCAACTAGGTCCCACAATGGCAATCTGGGCTCCAGGATGCAAGAGGGCATAATGCAGCAGCCAAGCGCTAATCATGTGCGTTTTGCCACTTTGCCGACTCCATCGCAGGGCAACAGAATCATTCTCGGCTATTAGTTTGGCACCTTGACGCTGATAATCAGTAAGTTTTAACCTAAGCCATTTCTCACAAAACTCGGGAAAATCCTCTGGAACCTTACGCTTCTGAGCCTCCAGGAGGCCCTCAACTTGTTGCTGCAGCTCCTCTGCCTTTTTCTTTTGCCACTGCTTCATTAATCAACTTCTCCAAACGCTCCAAATCCTTCGTAACCTGAGCCTCATCAAAACTTTTGCTAATACTATTCATAACTTGCCCGATGTATGCCATAATACGCATCCAGATTTGGAGTTGCTTAGGAGTGACCTCAGGATCCTTGCTCTGCGCATAACCCTTAGCCATATTAAACATGTCCTGAAGGTCATTGAGGAGCTTCAAACGGGTCTTCTGCATGTCAACTTCAAGCCGTTTCCTAGCCCGTCTAGCCACAGAAACAAGTCGAACCCTATCTTTTCTCAGCCCCTACCCCCCTAGGTTTTTTGACCAACAAAAATGCCCATAATCGTTCCGCTCAGGCCCGTGATAGCAGCGAAGATCTCGCTGTTCCAGCTGCCCAGAAAAGCCATGTGAGCGATCTCGAGAGCTGATAGACAAACAGTCATGCCAATAGCGAATTTCACGCCCAACACAAGCTTCTCGTTCGGCTGCACAACAATAATTTCTGTCTTTCCCCTGGAGCCCTTACGCTGAACGGTTTTGGTTAGAGCCTTTTTAATAATATCTTTCATGATGGTTCCTCAAACGTTCTTGGCGCTTCTTTGAAAGAGTCCGCCTACCGCCCAACAGGAAACTGTTTAACAGTTGCTGAGCCTCCTCTTTGCTTATGTATTCCACTTGAATGACTTTGACGTTGACGCCCCAAACAAGCGGTATAGCGGTATAGTCAATATCGAAAATGCCATCGGCATACCGAAAATGGTTCTGTCCTAAAATAATGTGTTTATCATTTTCACCCAACAATCCTATAAAAATGCCTATGCTAAACACTGGAACATCTATTCCAGTACGCCCTCCACTCAAACTTTTGCCTATACTGGCATCATGCCAATCCACACGAATAAGACTGCCTGGCTTAAGGCTTTTAATCTGCTTCAGAACCTGCTTATTCATCATCACATCAACCTCGCAATCTTGTGTCTACTCAAATGATCAGTCTTGCTTCTGAGAGCATATACATAGTCAGCCAAAAGCGGAACCTCACGACCTAACTCCAAAGTTATCTCAAGCGTTTGAGTTCGAGCATTAACATAATACTCAACGCTCAAAATGCGAAAATCAGCATCAACATTCTCGTTGGGCAATGTTACATGAATTTTGTCGCCGGGTAAAAGCGGTGTGGTGCCATAGTCAATGACCGTGCTGCGAACCGTAAGATACTCTGCAGGATCCTTTAGCTGAGCGAGAATAGCCTTAGCCCTTAACATGCATTCATTATCACTGTACAGCTCCTCATCAGTGTCAACTAATTCTCTGACTCCATAATTACTTTGGCTCGTTGAGTCCTCTTGTGTATTCTTGAATCGACCCTTATCAAAAAATAATCCGTCAATATAAAGGTCCCATTGTAAATTCCATTGAGCTTCAAATTTTATTGCGCTTATGTTAAACCATGAGGGATTACCCACCTTCGTCCATATCCCATTAGGATTTGTTAAAGCATCATACTCTTGCGATTTACCCAAGGGCAACTCGTTAAGTCTCCAATCGCTCATACTTGTGTATCCAACTGTGAAGCTTGCTTTTTCAAAATAATTATTGGCATCAGGCGCTAATAGGCGAACCCAATGATGGTCCTGAGGAACATATTGGCTAAGACACCAAAACTTCAGCATTGAATAATAGAAAGGTGAAAGCCCAGAGAGGTTGCGATGAAACTGCACACGATACGTGTTCGGGTCGGCTCGACCAAAAATGGAATAAGACCCAACCTTCTTATATATTGCAGACCGATGCACACCCTCACCATGGTCCAAAACCCAGTTTTCAGGCGGTTCCGAAGCGGGCTCCGTCCACGCATCTCCATCACTTGGATCCGTGCGATTTTGAGCCCCATAAATCGTAATTTTATTCCGAACCCCAAATATATCCTTGCGATACTCACTCTGCTCAATCTTATCAGTAAGACTCACGGAAGATGTCTTACTATTTCTAGCGAAGAACTCGAATTTGCCATCAGGCGCAACGCGAAAATCAAATCCGATCACGCCAGCAAGATCAGCACTTCCAGCAATAAACTTTAGAATATCCCAAGCAGGCGTATTCTCATATTCAAGTTTCGAGTAAGTGGTATCTGTATTTTCGACTAGTTCAGTGGAATTTCTAACGTGACTTAAACCAGCATAGTAATCCAGCAAGTCCTTAACGATTGCTTCGCCTTTTTGGCTATTGTAAGTTTTTGTGACTACATAACGAAATAATTTCTCGCCCCAACATCGACCACTGACACGCAGATAATTCTCGCTAGGACCTGACTCGTACTTGATGCTTTCGGTCCTCGTAGTAATAATTTGAGGACAGTTAGCTCCACGTCCAATGTTGATGTAGCCATCTTGACCTACAATAATCGGATATGTTCCGCCCGGACTGTACTTCTTATCCCAATTCTGAAGCAACAATTCCCAACTGCTAACCTCTTTCGTTGCCCCTAAATGCACTCTGGCTTCGATAATGTCACCTTGAGGAGGTGTAACAGAGCCCAGAACAACAGCCAACACGGGAATGTTAACACTCACGGAGTATTTTCAACTCCTCGACGGTAGAGATCAGCCTCTCCAGCACGCTGAATGCTACGACTTTGAGTTGGCATTTCAGAAGCAGCCTCATTGAAACTTTGAACACTTGCAGTCGCAGCATTCATTTGCGAAGCAAAATACCACATGGCCGCAGCAGCCGCTATAATCACGGCGATGCCGACCCCGGTTAAAGCCAAAAAGGTCGCGTAGCTTATATTTAAGGAGTTTTGAGCCGCAGTCGCAATCCAACATGCAGCAGAATACACCTTCTGAGCGATGGCTACGCCCATACTGGTCCGCATAAACATGCCCATAACCGTGACAACCATCATGGCAGAATTGAAAACCCTAGCCTGCTCATCATTCAACAAACCGAACTCATGCGCAATATGACCTATTACCGTGCCAGTCGCACCTAAACCAGCGATAGCAGCGCCAAGGCTCTTTATCCGCACGCTCAAGGCTTCAGCGTCTGTCTGTATCCTAGAGAACTCCGCACTTGCCCTATTGACCGCTCGAATTGTAACGGCAATTTCACGAAAGCTCATAAACCAGCCTCCGATTTGGCCTGCTCAATGGCGCCAATAATGTTCATTTCGAGACTTGGCAAATACTCTTGGATGGCCGGATAAAGATACGGTTGCGCTCGCATTCGCCTAGTCCCCAATTCTACGAAAAGAGCGTAAGTAGCTTCAGCTCCTATCTCAGCAACCCAATCCTTGATCTTGGCATAGATTGAGCTTCTTAAATGACCTGTTCTTACTGGAGCGTTTCGCATGGCTGCAGCCTTAACATCACTCGCCCAGCTACACAGATAGCGGTAGACCTGACGCTGCATGCCACTATCAAACTTCTGCATTGCCGCTTGAAACTCTTCAATACCTTGGACGTCACAGGTTATTTCAACGGCCATGTTTCTTCGCCTCTCTTTCCGCCTTTTCCTTCTCCTCGAGCGCCATCTGGTCTAGGATATTGAGGATGACGGTGAATTGCTGGATGGTTTTTGCTGGCTGTCTTGCGAGCTGTGTTGGGAGCCATCCGAAGGCTTGACAAAGCCGAAACTCTGAAAGAGCCGGATGCGGCTTTCCTCGTCTAATTGCGAGAGTAAAAAACGGAGATCCTCGTGGCTCATGCCATTCAGTTTGTTTGCAACCTTTGAGAATAATTCACCAAGTTCTATAGGAACACCGACATCCTCGCCCAGAAGCTTCTCAAGTGAAATAGGCTTGCTCTCTGGCTGCTCCTTGAGGCTAGCCCAGATGGTCTCTGCTTGGATTGCGATGAAGTCACTGCTTTCAACTTCGCCGCTTGCCTTGCTGTATTTGGTGTACTTCTGAATTATGCGATTTCTCTTAGCCCAAGTAATCTCTTGGAATACATAATGCCCTTGGTACTCTTTCCCGAACCGATCATCAATTTCTAAAACTTCAGTTTTCATGCTTTCACCCTAGCTGGCGCTGATCGCAACAGGACCCTTAGCCACAAACCGAGCCTTAGCACAGATCAGGTCTTCCAGCCATTTCGTGTGCGTTATGCTGTCCCATTTGCATGCGGTGAATGTAGCCTTATTCGTTCCGCTGAGACCAAATTCCAAAGCAAACTCTGTATCGGCTAATGCCTCATCCATTTCAGCCTTGCTTTCAAACTCGAACGTCAGTTCTCCGCTCAGCTCTCTGTGACCAAATGGAATGTACTTCGCAAGACACCCGCTTGACGTGCGAATTACAGGCACTCTTCTCGGATTGTTTACAATGTCAAACTTCCAATCAGTCACGCGGTCCAGAACCGTTGTGTCCTTCTTCACATAGCTTTCATGGAAAGCAACGGCACCAGCATGGTCCGTATATGTCGCACCCGTAATCTTCGCTGTTCCCGTCTCCAGGTCTTGACCCTCAAGCTCCATAACTGCTTTGATAACATCTTCGATGCTACATTGAACAGAGACCTTGCTGATTCGCATGCCCTTGAATAAGAGCGAGAGGATATCCGTGGCAGAAGCGAAAACTCCCTTATAATAGATCACTTGACAGCTGAGGCTCTTATCTAGGTCCATCTTAGCCCATTGAAGCAACTCGATAGGCGCTGCAGAAGGCAGCACATAGCCAACCTTGAGGCTGGGCTTCCGAAGGCCCTTCTTTATTACTTGCAGGTCGTAGCTGCCAGCTCCACGCAATTTGAGGTTGCTGGGGTCGAATCCCGGGTCGATGACATCACAAGGCACGCTCAGCATGCTCGGGTTTGTTGGCGTAGTGCCAAAGACAGTTTCAGCGACGTAGTAGAACCGCTCTTCGTCCACTCCATACGTGTCAACCATTTTTTATTCATTCCTCCATGACTAAAATACTCCTGAAATCGATTCGAAAAGCCAACCCTTCAAGAGAAACTCAGCCCTGAAAAGGTATGGCTTAACATCCGTGACGTCAATATTCCTGTAGCTCACGACGTCACAGTAAGTGAGGCCATAAACCTGAATCGTACACTGAACAAAATCGCAGTAGAGAATCGCAGGCGTTGAGCCATTGCTTGGGTTCGTGGTTTTGGCGAGAAGCCAGACATAACCGTTAGAGTCAATGAAGTCCGTCCAAGCTGAAGAGATCGTGATGGTTAAGGTCTCATCTCCCCCGCCTGTTCCGCTCTGGGTCTGCTGCCATGCTGAAGCGACGTGATTCCAAACTTTGATTGTGGCGCCGTTGCCTCCAGGAGCCGTGCCATAACCCTCAAAGTTGAGAACAATCTTCTTGACGCATTGCTCTCGAGCACCTATCTTAAACCTGAAAAGCATCAAGGCATACTCGTTGTTGACATTGTGGCTCTTTGAAAAGCGCACGTCATCGCTTGCCCAGATATTCTGATACTCCAGATTTGTTAACTCAGTCCAGGATACGCTAGAGGGAATGAGTTCTGTTGCTGCACCAGCACTGAAAGCCTTATGCGGATCTCCACTCGGATATCCGAGCCCATAGAAATTGTAAACCGTTTGATATGGCAAGTTGCGGTTTTCACGGATGATCGCATTTATTTGTGCAGTTACTTTATCCCTCATGACCTTGCCCGCATCAGCTCCAGGAGCCGTCTTATCGACGCTGTAGACATTGCAGCGGAAAACCATGTATCGACGTCTCAGACGTCCAGCAAGCTCAAGCTTCTGATCCTGGCTGCTGTCGAGCCCCATCGTTATCTGAGCGTCATATTCCTTGAGCAGCAGTTCCCGATCATAAGCCTCTTTTGTGGCCAGAAGACTCGCAAGAGAACCATTATCCTTGATCACCTGAATCCTCGTAGTAATAAGACGCAACAACGTTGTGACAGGGTCCTCGAGCTCGCTCAAGTAGCTAGCAACCTCCTGGTGATTGATTTGAAGTAGATTGTTTGATTCTCGTATGTGAAGGGCTGGACGCTCTGAATTTCGTAATCCTCGCCCCTGCGACGTATCTTGTCATGATGGCGCACTGGCACGAAAGTGTAGAATACAAGATAGTCATTAAGCAAATAGCCAGCCTCGAGAAGCACCTCTTCAGCTCTAACCGGCGAAACAATCGCCACAACATCCAAGGGCTCACCGTAAGTAACAGTCTCGACCGCTTGCCTCACGGGATAAAGCAGAACAGCTTCGCCTTTGCTGTTGAGAATCTGCGTGAACCTAGTCAAAGGCTCTTCATAATTAAGAAACATGCGGGCTAGCCACGTGACGTTAGCCATCGCCTTTTGCGGAGTGATCGGGCTATAGTCTGTGAAAAGAGGGCCCCAATACAAAAACTCGTCAGAATATTTGTTCACGACATCGTAGGCAAGTTTGAAGCTTGGCGGATCGCGCTCTTTCCTGATCTTCCACAAGATTCCTATGGTAATCGCATCATAGTACGCACATGCTGGGAACTTCGTAACCACGTCAAGATAGCCTGGCCAACAGAGCTCTGGCCAATAAGCAGGATATTGTCCAGATGCTCTGATTGACTGAATGAAGTTGTAGACTCGTTGGCAAGCGACGCTCCAGCTTTCATAGATGTAGAGACCCAACAAAGCAAAAGAAACTGGGTCGTCATAAACTTCAGTGTCATTTAAACCTACCCTGTACCATTTGCCTTCGCCAGAAGGTGGCGGCTGATAATAGAGGTAGAGCTGCTCCAAACCATCACGCAGGAAGGCAGCCAGATCAGCCATCATGGAATTATATCGAGAAGCATTTGCAGTATCATAGGTATCCGCGAGCATCTTCAAACCGATCAGGCAGTAGAGGTTTTCAATGCTCATGATGGTGTCCCAGGTATCGCTTATGCTGACGTAGTTTGCGAATCCGCCATAGTATTTGTCATGAATCCCTAAGTTTGCGGGCTCATGCTGCATCGTGTAGAGAAAAGTGTAACCCGCAAGTTTGGCAGCATCAAGATAACCTGAAGTGCCGATTAGGACATAGGCTTTCAAAAGAGCAGGAATAACACGACCCGCATCGATACTGTAATATTGAGTGCTTGACTCGCTAGATTTGAACCCGCCATAAGCCTTCTTAGCTGGGTCTGTGCATTGCTGAGTCAAAAGCCAATCAGCTAGGCTCGTTATTTTTGAGAGAATCTCCGCTTGCTTGGAAACGAATTGAGTAGCAGAATATGCCTCGAATAAGAACTCGATGGCGAAAGCAGCAGGAAAGGCGCCTTTGCCAAAATCCTTGTCGCCATGATCAACCGTTCCGCCCTTCGCCACATAATAAGTGTACGCCAGATTGTTTTTCATGGTCACGACATTGCCAGCCACTGAATCAACTTCATTCCATTCGCTGTGAGCTGAGTCTTTGATTTCACAGGGCATGCCAGCGCTAAACTTAGTGCCATCCGCAACTGTAACATTCTTCTGGCCTGCAGGCGGGTCCGCAGTCATTGCCGTAGTTACAATGTAAAACCAAGGCGCATAATGCATCACGAATTGGTAGTATACGTCAGGGACGTTAGCCACCTATGCCCTCCCCACATAAGGCACTTTCAACTTCTCGATGATACGCTGAGCCTCGCTCATCAAAAACTGCAGATTTTCTCTGCTGAGACCGCTTGGAGTGGCACCACTTGATTCGTTAACAGCCAAATCTCCAACACGAAAGCTCAAGCCAGAAGCCGACCCGCCAGTAACTTTACATGCACAATAAACCGCAGCGATGTTTCTTATGGCTTCAGCTTCTTCATCAGAGCAGTCCATATAATCGATGGTCTCCTCAAGCTCCAGTCCAAGAGTCACCGCAGCAGCTTTGGCAAACCTATTAACAGTTGCGTCTGAAACATCAGCTTCCGTAAGATTCACTCTTTCACGAATCTCTTGAGGCGTTACGGCAACCAATCGTCAAGGCTCCAACAAACGTATAGTTAATAGTAAGATATGAGAGCGAAAATGAAAAGCGTTCTTGCGAGATAAAAAGCATTAAACAATAAGTATTTCTGAACATAGATGAGAAAATGGGGGTAAACTACTGGATTTGAATAGCTAGATCGCCTAAAATTAGGAACAGTTTTGTTTTTTGCACTCCACCTTTGCCTACTTCAACAACTTCCGCTAGGGCTATCTGATCCGTGATGATTAAGGTTTTGTTCACGTAAGCGTTATCGCTTAAGCCTATGGCGTCTAAGGCTTGCAGAACTCGGGTTGGAGTTGAAACTTGGTCAACTAGGCTGATTGAATCGCTTATGCGAAGCTGTTTTAGGGCGTATATTACATCTGAAAGGCTAATCGTGTCTGCTACCGTGAAAAGTTTTGAAACTGCAATAACTTCGGCAAGGGCAATGGTATCTGTGATGGAGACTTGCGGTTTATTCCTAAAAACCTGGTCAAGCATGTTTAAAGCGTCTGAAACAATGAGGCTCTTATCAATTTTTACTGTATCAGACAAGCCAACAGTGTCTGCGACGTATTTGATTATGGCGCCAGTAATAACTTCAATTAATTCTGAAAGTGTTACTGAATCAGAAATCGTGAAGGTTTTGTTGCATAAAACAGTTTCTAAAAGAGCTATAACATCGGTGATTTGCAGCGCCTTGTTCGCCAACAGAGCATCGGCAAGTCCAAGTGAATCAGAGATTGTTAAGATTTTGTCACGCAAAACAGCATCGCTTAAACTTAAACTATCCGCAACTTCTTTAAGAATTGCTCCGCCAGTCGAGTAAGTGCAGTAAATACTATATTTGCGTGCAGAAGATGTCCCGCCTGAAGGAAATGTTGATGGGAAACCGTCATACGTTGCAGCTACAGTCTTATGTTGCCCCGTGTCGCCTGCATCATAATAAAAGTAGAGAATACCGTCTGCCCACCACACGAGCCAATAGTATCCAGCTGATAACCCTCCACCGCTAACAATATTTAGCGTCTTCCAATTGTCCCAACCGCTTCCAATTGTTCCTTCCTCCGTGTAGCCAACAAGTGTGTCAGGATACCCAGCGTTATCCGTGTAAATTGCAAATTTGACTTTTTGCGTTGCAGAGTAAAATTTTATGTATGCAGTTATAGAAGTTGCCGTCCCACTTTCAGAGCAATAAAATTTTGTTGCATGAAGATTATTTCCCCCTGTTTGTACTTGTGTAGCACCTTTTGTTTCATACCCAAAATTCGGGTCAAGCCCACCAACTAAAGGATTGCCAAAGACGTTCTGGTTCTTGCCATTATGCAAAATCTTGAAAGAATCCTTGCCCAGATGAACTATTGTGCCTCGCTTGTCTTTGCCCACAACTTTTAAACCGTGAACTAGAGAACCTACTCTACCATTACGTTCAATTTCCTCAATCCATTTTTTAGGAAGCTTCTTCGGAAACTTGAAAGTCACGATTTAATCACCTCAGCAAACACAAAAACTGGGGAAGCGAAGCAAACAACGAAAGCATTTTAGCTGAACGTTATTTTAAGCGACAAAGTCCAAGATTCTCCCGAAGCTTTCGTGCCTTTGTCTGCGACTTTGCGGTTCAAGTTTTTGCCAGAGTCATCAGCTGCATTGACAACCGTGAACTCTTGCCATGAATAGTTCGCATCAGCCGAACCAAAGGTGCTTCGCCACTCAGCCGTCTGATTGCTTCTCTGCGGATAACCCGTATCCATAGCCTTGAAAGCCTTATTTGTAGCTGCTTGCAATCCAGTTTGAGTTGCGCTTTCAGCAGCGTTTGAATCGCCAACGCCTAGCCTTGCGTTTGTGTTGTCCCATTTCGTCGGCGTGCCAAGTCCACAGATAATGTCAATCAGTTCGCCTAATCCCTCGTTTAAAGCAACGTTATCTTTGAAAACTTCAGTCGCAACATAGTTTTCGCCAGCCATTTTCTTTGCTTCTTCAATTGATGCTCCTCTCCGTAGCGCCTCGGCAATCCTGTTATCTGGGTCTTTAAACTTGTCTATGCGCCATTCAGCCTTCCAACCTATTTTCTCTTTAACTTCCATTTTTCATTCCTCCATTTTATTCGGTTTCTCGCACAATCGGACAAACCGATCATGTTCGAGCCACCTCTTTCAAAGTTGAATCAACGTTCCACGTAAAAGTAAGAGTGAAAAGCAACTCTGCCCCGTCGTAAGCCTTCAAAGTCTCCAATAAGCCGCTTGCATACCAAGTGAAGGCATATTTTGTAACCTTCTTATCCTTAGGCGGAGCCATAATATCGGCTAGGGCAGCACGAATATACTGCAACTGCAGATGTTCTGTCGGAACTTCGCCACTCATACTTTCATTCTCACCATGACTCTAAACAAACAAAAAAGGGAATTTGGCAGCTAAAAGGGAAATGCCAATCTAAGCTGTTGCCGGGGGGCCCGGTCCTGCGGCGATTTGCTTGGCCTGTTCCCATTTTGTCTTCAAAGCAACAACAATCTTCCAAAGTTTCTCTAATAGGTAAATGAGCGTTATGCCTGGACCAGTGTTAACAATTATTGTTGCAATTTGGTCGAGTATTGGTCCATATTCTGTTGCTACTGTTGTAGGTGCAATCTTTAAAGCTATAGCAATAAATCCTACGAGTATAGTCACCAAGAACGTTTTAGCAAATTTAATGCCATTAAAGGACTCTCCACTGGCGAAGAAGCCTACGAAACTATAGACTAGCCATGCAGCTACTATCCAACCAAAGGTGATAGCAGCCTCTTCAGGACCTGGAGTAACAGGTTCAGTTTCTCCCTGCGCAAAAGCCATAGGCACTATAGCGCCTATAGCCATACAGAGCGAAACTAAGATGGCCGCATACAGCAAAAACTTTCTCATTTTCCGCTTCCACCTCCTCCCACATTTGCGTGAGCATGAAGTAAACACGTGCTTCCCAGAAGACCGTAGCATAGAGAGGAGAAAGGAGAGAAACTCAAGTTTTAGCCTCCTGGGAAGCATTGGACTGGGAAGGCGAGGCTTCCCATAACTCCCAACCAAACTTAACCGCGTTCTTCCGAAACTCTTCTGGGCGAATTAAATTCAACTCAGCAGCATGAATTAGATCAGCTGCAATAACTTCTGGAGTTTCAGGCGCCCCCCAATTAAGTCGAACAGACGCCTTCACAGGGTCCAATTTTGGATTAGCAGCTGTGATAACTTTGCTCCATAACCTTTCAACATCCCGCTTAATCAACCGTTGAATAGGCA